GCAAGTAGAGGCAAAGCATCACCAGATACTTTTTGTGGAATGCTATCTTCAATAACAATCCGCATCGCTTCTTTCATAATGGATTTTTCAAAAGGCTCCATTTTAATGTCAGGTCTGACAGCCTTTTTGATGGCAAGTTCCGCAGGGGAAATTGTAGTAGTTTTACCATCAATAGTTCGTTTCACAGGAGCTAAAACAGCAGGTTTGCGAACTGGCTCAATAACCTCACCATAAATTAAGGTTTCAACAATTTGAGACTTTGGGGGCACACGGACTTGTTTCTCAGGAACAACAATCTCATATTTTAAACCCTCTGGCATTCTGAACGGTACATTCATAACGCTATGGCCAAGCTTCTTCATTTGTGCTTTGGCCTCTTTAGGCATCCATTTCTTTTCAGCAATTTCAATTTCATCTTGAAAGACGATTTGACAATAAGAAAAGTCACCTTTCTTAGAACCAGCAATATGTATTCCAAGAGCTTTGTGGGACATCCTAGGATTATGTGTCATCCAAACGAATCCACAATCACCATCACAAGCAGCAAAACAAGTTGATGGTATCTCCAAAACATCATAAGCAACCGAATCATTTTGGGTTTGACATGTGTAAGTAAGATCCTCCAACATATCACATCTACCACAATTTTGATATTCAACATTTCCTTTCTCGTCTTGCCAGACGAGTGAGACTGCGTTAGTTACAGCGTCTCGCACTTCTTCAACATTTTTAGGGAAATGATGTTTAATATGGGAAAATTGGTAGTGAAAAGCATCAGGAAGTTTCATAAACATAATATCCTGATCTTGCAAACAAATATATTCAATGTCTGCAGTAGGAACAGTCACGTCCACATCACGATGATTCTGTATCCTAATATTAGGACTAAGCTTCATAGCAATTTCGAAATGTTTAGGACAAACAAGGACACGGTCATAAAGACCTGTACCATGCAAGTACATTCCGTCTCCCTTATCACCAACAGCAGTTAAACGCACATTATTACGGGAGATTTGGTGTCCAACAGAGCGGGTGCCAGAATCACTGGCTTGAACCACAACGTCTTTACGTGTGACACCGGTTTTCTTACCTGCTTTCACAGGTTTGTTTCCAACGTCATATGTACCTTGCGCGTACACAGCATCAGAAAGCTTGGTTATAGCTTTATAAGAAGCATAAACCAAAGCAAGACCTGCGGTAACTATCCCAAGACAGGAAATAGCACTGCATTCTTTTGTTAGATAATTATACCAATCATCTAATTTCGTCGGCTTAATAGGTTCGACGACAGATTTGATCAGATCATATTCAGGATCAAATTGTTGGGCAATACTTTCTTCTTTATTAGTATCAAACCAACGCCAAGGGGCA